TTTACAGACTCGTCTTTAATAAGTTTATCAAATTCTACTTTGAGTTCTTCTAATGCTTGATGTAGCTTACCAATTTCTTCATCATCATCTTCATCATCTTCACGCATATCCATCATGACCCAACCTTCATTACAATCAGGACAATGATAATGACCATTCATTTCAGGTAATTCACTTTCTTTATGCATAGCACCGCAACTGAAACACGGCACAGCTTTCTCAGCGTCCTTTTCTTCTTGCTCCCACTGTGCTATCATTTCTTCATGTTCTTTTTGTTTTTGTAAACCAACCTCTGTTAACTCAGTTTCACTTTCGCAGTATGGACAAATCTTGGTCATTTCTTCATCACTACCTTCTTCTGGATATTTCCAATCAGCATCATAACTTTGTCCAGTCCATTTACACTTGGTGCATTTATGTGTAGGTTCTGGTGGAGTATCGGGCGTTACCCAACTATCTTCGTCACCTAGTTCATAGGTAATATCATAACCACCTTTACGGTCAGTCCACCAGTCATCATATTGACGATCCCAATCAATATCTACATCATTGTTCCATGCTTCATTGATAATATCTTCAATGTCTTCCTCGCCGGCTTCAATACGCTCTAGCATTGCAGTGATTTCATCTTCATCTAAGTCAGGATAAATTTCACTGAGTTTTTCAGCATCTAGATCATATGCAAATTGTGCATCAACTTGATGCCATTCATGTTTAACGATTGTTACCATTTTGCGCCTCCTTAGCGTTTGTGTAAATTGTTTTGGCAATGCGCCAAATTGGTTCTATGATAAAGATGCCCCAGAACACTCCTGTTATAAACATACTAAATTCATTTAAGGTCATCATTTATTCTCCTAATGTGATAGGACTAACAATCACCCGAGGTTCAATGAACACTGGCTTTGCTTTACCGGTTTTACTGTCAACACATAATACCCATGTGCCATCTGCACTTGCAGGACTATACAATCCGTTTGGATCAGCTTGAGGCAATGAAATGTTACCATTCTGTCCAGTAACCTTCATTTGTGGGTTAGTATACTGAGTAGCATAGGGCAAGCCATAACCAACACTGTTACAAATCTTATGCAACTTGCCATTCATATCGGTGATGTAGGTTGTGGTAGCCACATTTTGATCACGCAGTTCCAAGATATCTTTCATCATACGCTTTTCAGCATAGTTAGTGATAGCTGGCATACCAACACTTTGGACAGCTTGCAATTGCATTTCTTCTTGTTTCTTAGATTCAATTTCACGACTGTCAGGGCGAACATTGCAACCAGTAAGAATTGCAGTGATAGCGATAATAGACAATATGAATTTCATTTTATTTCTCCATTGGATAAGTAGTTACGATAACACGAGGTTCAATATATTGAGGTTCAACTTTTTTGTTGTGAGGATTCAAACACAAGACCCAAGTACCGTCTGCACTTGCAGGGGTATACAATCCATTCGGATCTGCTAGACTTGGATTGGTGTATTGTGTAGCATAAGGCAAGCCATAGCCAACACTATCACACAATTTAGTGAGTTGATTGTTTGCACCAACAAGGTATGTGTATGTAGGTTGCATCTTGTCACGCAACTCCAACACATCCTTCATCATTCTTTTTTCAGCAAAGTTTGTGATTGCTGGCATGCCAATGCTCTGTGCCATAATCTTCAATGACTTCTCTTGGTTGTCACGCTCAATTTGTTGACTATTACGATAGTCATGACCGTCACTACATGCCGCTAACATGGTTACTACTGCAACCATAGATAGTAAGAGTTTCATAGAATACCTTTAATAATCAGAGTAAAACAAACCATAAACCCTAGGGCAAAGTAAACAACCTTACCAACCCATTCGGGAACGATCATTGTCAATGCGTTTTTCATTTTCCTGCTTTCAAGTCATTGTAAAAGTTACGGAGATTTGGTGGCATCTTATCTTCTGGATACACACTAAAACGATGCAATGTAATGGCTCGCAAACTTTGCTTACCTGCGTCATCAGCCTTGATATATTCCATTTGTAGATTTTCCAAGTCACGGATCATGCCTTCATTGTATTGTTCGGACTCATGATAGACCTGATTCTCTACAGCACGATACTTTGGCGCAAAGAAACTATAATTTGCTAGTCCAAATAGATTCAATCCAAAACACAGTGCCAAGAACAAAACCAGTGCACCAATACCTGCCAAAATACCTTTAAACATAAAATCTCCTAGTTAAAATTGTATTATACACAAAAAATCATTTGTCGTCACGAAAACGGACAAATCGAGGGAAACGCAAACTGTAAGTAACCATGATTTACTGTGCCAGTCCGAAATGTTCTTTCATGTCGTTGACCAACACATCTAGAACCGTTTTCATTATAACATCATTTACTTGTCATCGCGGAAAGTCTTAAATCTAGGAAAGCGTAAACTATAACTACCATCCTGATTTTGGGTAATAGCGTCAGCCATCACCACCGCAGTCTGACCAATAACACTTTCTTTGTCATCCCAGTATGATTGTCTTTCTACATCAGTATAACCACTACCAACATTGACTGTGATATGCTTACCGTCATCAATGCCCTCGCACACTAAAGCGCCCATGCGACCAATATTCTTACCCGTTCCTTCTTCTATTCCGATCACAGTCAAGTCGTAATCATATACAGGCTTAAACTTCATCCAATCAGTGCTACGCTTGCATTGATATGGAGCATCCATATTCTTAATCATAATGCCTTCAAACCCTGCGTTCACATTGTCCTTAGCATAACGCTCAAGTTGATCACGACCTGCCGCTGTATCAAGGTCAACCATGATGTGTGGGAGTAATTCAACATTAGGCATCGTGTCAACTACTGGACGCATGGCATCTAGTAATGCAATACGCTTACGCAATTGTGCGTTCCAATGACCTCGACGGAAGTCTTGCAATGGGATAATGTCAAACACATTGAACACACTATCCTCTGCCTGCACATTATCTTTGCGGCGTGCTTGGCGCATGAGTTCTTGGAATGTGTTACCAATCACTTCACCATCAAGCACAAAGCCATCAATCAATGATCGACCTTGATCTACCTTAACACATGCACGGACGAGTGGAACAAAATTGTCGTGAATTTGTTTTTCAATGTGACTAAAGTTTTCAAAGACTTTACCATTGCGGCTGTAACAAATAGTTGCAATCTCACCACTATCGCTAGGGATAACAACAAACAATGCACGAACACCATCTAATTTAGGCTCAAGGCGTTTGTTGCCCTTCATCTCAGGACGACCTTCACTGTTAGTTGCAAGTTGGCAACCAAAGATTGGAATTTCGTAGTCAGTCTTTTTAACAATCTTGTTGATTGTAGTAGATGAAATACCTGCTCTCATGTCTCGGCGCAGTACAGGAGCACAAAATGTATTCCATTCAACACTGTCAAAACGCTCTGCCATTTCTTGAATAGAATCCCTTGCCGCATGACCTGTTAATTTGCGTTGGCTTAAACCAAGTAATAGGTCGTTGAATTCGCTCCAGGGATTTTCGGCATCGATGATACCTACTGTGTCAGGAATTTGCTTGACACCAAATGTCACATAGGGATTGTAACAAGCTTTGAGAAAGCCTAAGAACACTTGGCTATTAGTGCTACCAAGAACACTTGCCTCAAGCGCCTGCTTAATCACATCTTCTTTATGCAGGCGACTATCTGATTCGTTTAGTTTTTTGATCCAACTTGCTGACATTATTACTCCGTTGACTGATTTAGATTATAGTATAACACCATTTGTGTTTATTGTCAACCTTCAATAAAAGCGTGGTTCACTTGAAGGTTCATCTTTTAGAATCTTTACTACTTCTTCTTTAGTGGTAAAGACTAAACCAGTTTGTTCTAAAATAGCACGCCGTTGTTCTGGATTTAGTTCAGTCCACTTGGCAACTTTTTCATAACTACCATATGCTTCTTTTGGCATAGTATCACGCATCCAACCTACCAGTGCCTTAAATGCATCAACAGTATTGCTAGGGTGACTACGTGCGATTGCACTTATAAAATCGTTTGCCAGGACACTTGTGAAACAACTACCCGGTGTATAACCATATACAAGGTAGTTATAGAACGGGTCTGCAAAATCTCTTGGCACTTGCCAATGTGCAAATGTTTGCATTAGTTTGTTTTTACTGTGATATGACAAGTTCATAATAGTCCATCCATATAAGCTTCGGCACGATTGCGGCACTTTGTAATTTCTTCCATTGGTGCATCAACATAAGTACAGCCGACACGAAACATATCAAGCTTGACTTGTTTATAGTGGTCGTAACCAGCACGACACATAACTGTCAGTATCATTACACCAATAAAAAATTTCATTCTACCACCACATATTTTGAGTAAGGATAAGTTTCAATCAGCCACTCTAACAATTCTTCACTGTAGGGCAGTCTGATTGAATCGTATTTGTTTGTAATATACATTTTAAAAAGGGATATCGTCATCCATATCGTGAAACACTACTGGCTCACGCTTAGGTGCAACATAATCAGGGTTACTAAAGTTATTGAACACTTCTTGGTAATCACCTCTTAGTCTATCTTGATTATCGCACAAAATTTCATTTATGTCAAGATTAGACCAAGATCCAGATGGAGGGTCCCAAACTGTTATATGACCATTAGTGTATGTACCACGCCAGGCACCATTGACTACCCAAAAGTCAAATTCAGTAGGAGACTTTTCTTGTTCAATCTCAACAAGTAAACTTGGGCGATCTACATTACCTAGCATTAGTCTCATATATCACCAGCTACTGTTGTAAAACACTTTCAGGCCCAAGAACAATTCTGTCTTAGCATCAATACAAAATTGCAGGTCATCTTCTTTATAGTATTCATCTTTTGGATCACCAAAGAAGAAACCTTTAGTGTATGGTAATTGACCATGATGCACTGCTCGTTCAAGTTCATCCACATCTTCCCATGTCAATTCAAGTTCAATGCCATTGAATTGGTGAGGGTTATCTACACCTTCGGCAATCATCTTGCGTTCCCAAAGTTGTTCCATCCAACCATGTAGACTGGGATGTTTACGCCAGTATGCGATTTGACGTGGTTTTTGAACTCCACCTGCAGGAACAACCCAATCATCTGTCTTTGAATTATATTCAAGACCTCCTTGTTCATAGAATTCTTTTTGCTGTCCCGGACGACCGACATAAGCATACATGTCTAAACCCATTTTATCCTCCAGTTGTTTGCGTTTGAACTTCACTGAGTTTGTTCTACAGTTACTTGTTTGACTTTGTTGACACCATTGTCAAGCAAGCGGGCAATGCCGCTAAAGCCTACAGTAGCGATAACAATACCAAATATAGTTCCGATAAAAAAGTTTTTCATTTTTTCACCTCACGGTTGGGTTTAATCCAAGATGATACTGTATCGGTTCCTGCTTTTACATCATCACCTAATCCTGATACTGCTCCTGCTACTGTACTACATCCTGTAATAAAAGTCAATGATAAAATAGTTAGTACTGTTTTCATTTTAAAGCACCTTTACATG